GTGCTATCCGACGCCGCAATCCGAAAAGCAAAAATTGAAGACAAGCCTTATCGACTCGCTGACAGTGGGGGATTGGTGCTTCAGGTCACGCCAGCAGGCGGGAAGCTGTGGCGATATCGATATCGCTTCGACGGAAAAGAGAAGATGCTGGCGCTTGGGCAATACCCAGATGTATCGCTTTCGGACGCAAGAATCGCCCGCGACAAAGCAAAAGCTGAACTCAGAGCCGGGCGCGATCCGTCAATTGCCAAAAAGCTCGATAAGCTGAACCTGATGAAAACGACCGCAGACACTTTCGAAGCAGTTGCCCGAGAGTGGTTCGACCTTCAGAAGCCCCGGTGGGCCGAGCGACATGCGGACAAAGTAATCGAAAGCTTGGAGCTTCACGTCTTTCCGATTTTGGGGAATTCGCCGATCAGGAACATCACGGCTCCAGAAGTGCTCGGCATTTTGCGCAAGATTGAAGCTCGACCAGCCATTGATACCGCTCGACGCGTTCGCCAGAGAATGTCGGCTATTTTCGTGTATGCCATTGCATCAGGCCGTGCCGATAACGACCCAGCCGCTATTGTTCAAGGCGCAATGGCTCCGCTCAAGAAAGGTCGCCAGCCAGCAATTACCGATTTGGAAAAGGCCCGTGAAATCCTTGCCGTGGTAGATGCAAACCCGGCCTATCCCGTGACCAAGCTTGCGATGCGGCTTTTGGCTCTGACCGCACTTCGACCAGGTACATTGGTCAGGACACCATGGAGTGAGTTTGATGCCATCGATCCAAAAGACCCTGTCTGGCAAATACCCGCATCAAGAATGAAGATGCTCAAAGACCTGAAGGATGATGAAGATCGTGACCATCTCGTCCCGATGTCAAAGCAGGCCATGGAGACAATCGAAGCATTACGGCTTCTCACCGGACGCGGGCCGCTGGCGTTTCCGAATACTCGCCATGCACATAAACCAATGAGCGAGAATGCGCTTGGCTATCTGCTTAATCGGGCGGGATATCATCATCGTCATGTGCCTCACGGCTGGCGCTCGACATTCTCAACGATCATGAATGAACTTTATCCGGCTGATCGCCAGATTATCGACTTTATGCTGGCTCACGTCCCAAAGGATAAGGTGGAAGCGGCATACAATCGAGCGCTGTACCTGCCTAGAAGAAAAAAACTCGCACAAATCTGGGCCGATTTAATATTGAAGGATGCGAAACCCGCTCAAGATTTGCTGGAAGGGGCGCGGCACCTTTAATCTGGACGGGCCATGCCCCTCTTAGACACTGCCACACTGCATCTTGTGCCGGGCATGTTTTCCGTATCAAATGGTGGGATAGTGGGTGGGCTTATTTAGCGAATGGAGAACGCTACATGACGCCAAAGGTTAAAGCCGCTCTGGTTGGAGCAATTATAGCGGTGGTGGTTGGATTTGCTGCGTCACAAGGCCTTATAAGCCAGCAGACAGCAGAAGAAATAAAAGCCAAGACCAATGAGGTGCTTAACGAGGAAACCACCACACCGCAGCAGCCTGAACCACCTGCCCCGAGCGAAGCAGCCCCCCCCCAGGTAGAACAGAACGGTGAAGCAGCCCAGCATTAGGCTAGAATAGGCGAATTCGATAAGGTCAAGTTCAGGTAGCCGCGTCAAGCGCTCTATCATTGATATGTGAGACCGGGGAATGGAACTTATCGGGCTAGCGATATTTTTGATTGTCGTTGGATTTCCTGTAGCGAAAATACTTGGCCGCATGGGATATTCAAATTGGCTGGTAATCTTGTTTTTCGTTCCATTCGTGAACATTGCAGGACTGTGGATCATCGCGAACCGATAATGGCCGCGTGACCGGATTAGCCGTGATCAGGCAAAGGTATTTGAATAAACGCGAAGCGCAATGCGTAGGCACTACGGCTTGGTGAGTGGGATTTGAGGGGATGGAATGCCGGACGAAAAGCAGATCGATGTCAGATTGAGCGAAGATGAATTGCGATATCTCGTATCGGTTGGAATTGCCGCCATTCAGAACATTCCAGAGAAATCGCTTACCACATACACAAACTTCAACAAGGATCAGATCATATCATTCTCTATGAAGATTAGAGCCTTGATGGATCAAAATGACATTTAGCGACAAAAAACTTCCTCATAAATTATCAAAAACGCAATATATAATTATTCTAATAAACCAACAAAAATAAATACTTGTGCAATCATTTTAGGTTGCTAGTGTCTGAATTGGCTACTTTTCGTTGCTTACAAATGGAAAACACATGCCACTCGTTAATGACTGATCAGTGCAATGCAACTTTAAAGGTGTAATTATGGTGCAGTCTTCTCAGAGATTAGTAACATCCGTCTCTTCTTTTTCGTCCGTGATACTCGGCGCAATAATTGCCGCGGCTATAGCAATCTCATTTTCTGCATTGAGTTTGGCGCTTGGGTTTGGTTCTGTCGATGTTAATGCTCAAAATCCCCTCGCAGGGGTCGGAACAGCAGCCGGAATTCCTTCTGCATTAGGAATTGTGATCGGTATCGCTATAGGGGGCTTTGTTGCTGGACGGCTTGCAGGGGCAGCAGGTTATTCACATGGTCTGGCAACATGGGCTAGCCTGCTCATACTGGCTGCACTTGCAAGCGCAGTAGCTGCAGGTGGTGCTATCCGGGCAACGAGTAACGTTGCGAGTTCTGTGATCGCTGGAACAGGATCGGCGATTGGTGGTGCTGCCCAAGGAACAGGATCGGCACTTAGCAGTGGCTTTGAGGCTATTAATGCTGAAGTTCTCGGAGATGTGAATTGGAAAGAGGCATCTCAGGAAGTGCGCCAGACGTTGCGCGATACGAAGATTGAGGGGCTGCAACCAGAGCAGCTAGAAGCAACCTTTAAAGGCGCAGCGCAAGACATTAAAGATGCCGCTAGAGCCTTTGCGATAAACCCTTCGAATGGTGACGCTATTCTCAATGAATTAGGCGAGAAACTAAAACAGCGAGCTGAGAGCAAAACATCTGAATTCGACCGAGATGCTGCCGTTACGGCCCTAATCAACAACGGTTGGGAGCGCCCTGACGCGGAAAAAGCTGTCGATAATGCGAAAGCACTCATCGATAAAAGCGGCGAGACGGTTAAGCAGGGTGTCGAACGCGCGCAGCAAACAGTTGCAGAAATACAGAAAACAAGTGAAGACTTTAAAAATAAAGCGCGTCAGGCTGCGGATGATGCTGCAAGCGCAGCCAGCAAGGCGTCCCTGTGGACCTTTATCGCGGCTGTGTTAGGTGCTTTGGTTGCTGCATTTTCTGGCCAAGCTGGCGTTCGCAGCCGTGAAAAGTCAGATGTCGTTGTATTTCATACGACTGCGTAATCATTCAAAATAGATCAGACAGTGATCGGGCTTTATAAGCCCGGTCACAATGATCCAAACAATCTTATAGCTTTGATATTGCTAAAAAACTTAGTGGCTTGTCGGGTGTTGGCCTGATTATCAGCGACAACGACAGTAACGGTCAGCTCACTCAGCGGACCCAATATTATGAATTAGGAATATACTGAATAGAAGTTTCGTGTATCATCTTCTGGAGCAGGATGGTGATAAGGGGTGATTTATGACGAGTAATTGGATTTCACAGCTTCAACAACAAGAGGACGTTGTCCAACATGCAAGAGAGATCGTTGAACAAGTCGTAATATCAGAAAAAATCAATGAAGATCAGGCACGTAAAATATTAGCAATCGTGCGAGAAGGAAATAATTCTTTTCAAATATTTTCTCGAAAAATTCGTGAAGAGGACCTTGATAGCTTCATTTATAGATCAGCATCCGTAATTGAAGATAAATGGGACGCAATTATTGAAGAGTTCGTATCAAAAATAAAATTTAAACATCGTCGTAATATTACTGAATGATTTGATTTTTTCTGAGATTTTGAGACCATAAAGAGAAAAGATTGTTATGCTAGTTTCAAATTTGGGGTTGTCACTTCATCGCCTGTTTTTCACAGTGTTCGCTCTCTCAGGTTTAGCCTTGACTGCTCAGGCTGGGCCAAGCTCTGTAGAGAAAGAAAATAACAGAGCTGTTTCCAAGAATGTGTCGCAATTCGAAGGACAAAAGATAGATATTTTTTGCCCCGTTGTGGGAGTGGATGACGTTTCGATAGTATGCCAAGAAACGAGCGCTAGCCCCGATGAGCACTCTATATTTGCTGTATATATCGATAACATCATTAACGATCCGATATTAGCAGAAATAGGTCCTCGTTGCGGTAAGAACTATGTTAATAAGGACCACGCTCCAGACTGCGCATTGGCGATAACCGTTTTGGCAAAGAGATTAGCACCTGAACAAAATCCGGTTCTTTATGCTGTGGCGATAAAAAAGGCCTTTTAACTGATCTGGGGCATAATGAGGACGATGTCTTGAAAAGACACAACTCCCTTTGGTTGCATTTTGGATTAGATCACATCTACCCCGTAATCAGCGCCCAAATCTTCTTTCCGAAGGTGGCAATCAGTCCACCGAATGAAGCGGCGGCAAAGGATATGAGCATGATGGCCCCGACGCCGCGTTCGCGCCAGCGGTTGAAGTCGGCAACGGGTTCCTCGACATTGCTTAGCCGAGAATCAACGCTTCGAAGCTGGCGCATGACTTCATCCAAAGTTCGGTCGGTCTTTTCCTGCTTGTCATATTGCTGTTTCCGGTCATCCCGCGCCCGGTCCATATCCTTTATGATCTGATCGAGCTTGCCCTCGACGCGGCCAATCGCTCTATCCTGTCCCGCCTCAATCATTTCCAGCAACCCGCCTTCTTTCCATATGCATTATGCGCGGCAATGCCCTGCCCCGCGGTTATGTCGTTTCCAGCCAGATAGACCGCTGTATCTGGTTTAACGCCGATCTTCTTCCAGCCTGCGCAGTTGGGCGCACTCGTCGCGCACCCCACCAAGCTCAATGCAGAGCCTATAAGCATCCATGCCAGTAATCGTTTCATCGATATCCGCCCTTCTTTCGATTGCCTTTGCTGTGGCCTCTGCCGCGGCCAGTGCTGACCGCTGGCGCTCCTTCATGGTGCCGTAGGTGTATCCAGCCCCCAGAAACAAAAATGCCGCCAGAACGGCAGCGAGTGAGAGTTTCAGCTAGTTGGGAATGAGTGAGATAAACGCCGTCATATCGCATCAACCAGCTTTTCAAGCTTGGCCCTTGCCTGCGGCATGGTGAAGATCGCATAGCCAGCGAGCGCGAGAAGGAACACGACAAGCACCATCTGCACCCGCCAATCAACAAACGGTATTGCAGCCCCTGCACTGCCACTGCTGATCCATGTCCAGAAGCGCGAGGATTTGGAGAGCGGCTTTTCCTCAACTGGCGCCGGAATGACCTCTGCAACCGGAGCCGTCACAACCTGCTCGACGCCGTAGCCCTCTTTGAGAAGGGCCTTGTCATACTCACGGGCATAGCCTGCGATCAGTTCGGCCCGATCAGTCCCGTTGACGATCCGGCGAGCTTCCTTAAAGTCGGATTTCTGCAAGGTGATATATCGATCCAGTCTATGACGGCCCTTGGCATCCCCTGCAAACCAGCCTTCCACCATACCGATAATCAAGATTGGAGCAGCATACTCTGGCTGGAGCAACAGTTCTGGCTTTTTGACGAAATCGACGCCAAGTGCCTTGCCGGCCTTCACATAGTTCTCACGCCAGGTGATCTGGACATAGCCGCGGCCAAAGAACGGATAATATTTCTTTGAGCGCAGATATTTCTCACCGCCCTTCTCAATGATCGGCTTCATGGTGTGCGCCGTCTCGTGATAGGCGGTGGCCAGCACGTAAGCCATTTGATTGCGCAATAGTCCGCGCTCTCGACCTGCCTCAATCAAGAGGCGGGTATCGCCAAGATGCATATTCATGTTGGTTTTCCTTTAGAGAGTGTATTCAGACCCTTGAACAGCGATTTGGAATTCCTAAATCGACGCCGTCATTCCAACATCTATCGTTCGTTGAATGGAGGTTCTGGTGAGCGACCGTTTGTTTGACAGTCCCATTTTTGTCAGGGACGGCAATTATCTGGTTCAAGAGATTGCGGGCGTAGAAGACGCCATAGACTTTCTGCACGACTGGCCAGATGATGACCGTGACGTCATTTATGAAATGACGTGGAAAACTTGCTGTGACGCACAGAACGGCTTCAAGCCGATATCTGTGGCACGGAACGCCATTGAAGGATTTGCGAAGAAGCGCAACATTCTTGAAAAGCCAGACGTAGCTATTCCATGGATGACCGCCAAAACTTCAAACGGGGGGCGCATGTCAGCTTAGAGGTCATGCAATGCATTGGTATTTTCTAATTGAAGGAACCATCCTCGCCGCACTGTTGATCGTCACCGCGATACTCGTCAAAGATACGATGCGCAGGCAATGAACATGAAGCCCCGGCCCGTCCGGGGTTTTTCTTTCACCCCCACCCTCAATCGTGACGGGGATCGGCTTTTAGTCTAAGGCCGCTTTCCTTCCAGCCCGATAGCCCTATCTCCCTATAGCGCACTGGTCCCGCCCCCAAAGCTTCCCCAGTGCGTGGGCCCCGGTTCGCTCCCCAGCTGCCGGGGTTTCCTTTTATGTACCGCAGGCTTATTTTTGCTTGGCGTGGGATATCCGTTAAGACGCGACCGGAGGTCCTACGCAGCCCCGGTATTGTTTAGGAGACGTACCGGGGTTTTTCTTTTATGTCGGCATGCTAATGTACTGAGGCGCGACTGGATGGTGAGTAAGACAATCATTCTGAACGCGGCCCCGGCCATGCTACCGTCTGGTCGGGGCTTTTTTTGTAACCAAAACAATTATTGCTTCATCTCGGAACGATATACGTCTGAGAATGTTGAGGCTAGTATCCTCATGGAGAGACACGCCGACATGACCTTAGACAAGAATATTATCCGCGCTATTGTCTCTGCTGGCGGGAAAAAGCACAGATCCATCGGCAGTGCTGCTCAAGCTATAGCTGTCGGATATAAACAGCTTGCAATGAGCACAACAAGCCAAAGCGAAGAATTGTTTGGAGACTTGCTTTCCAGACTGGATGAATCGGAAGCCAAATCTGAAGCACATAAGACAAAGAAAGAATAAGCTGGAGTTCCAATAACCGCCAGTATGTTAGCCTACCCGACAGGTATGTGATTTTCTCTTTATTGGTCCCCATCTTCAAGCCACGGCTCGACTGGCAGCGGAGGGTTCATATCAAGCCAGTTCATGATATCCGCTCCAAAGTGTGCTTGAGTTCCAGGCAACTCCCCGTAAAGATTGCCATCCAGCACCGCTTCACGGCCCGTAAACGTATCGAAAATGATGTAGCGACCTTCCGCTATTTTGCGGGTTACGTATCGGTGCCGAGGCATCGCTGTCCCCCTCCCCTGATTGATACGCGTTCAAATTAGCACTTGGTCATGAAAGACGCGAATCAATGTTTGAGGGAAAGCCTCAGACGAAAGTTCTAGCTGACTTTATTTTTAAGTTTGAACTAAATTACCCAAAAGCCGTTTTGCAGTCGGGAGGGGCATATGCACTGGTACTATTGGGTAGAAGGTGGATTGGTTGCCGCCTTGCTTTTACTGATGGGCTGGATGCTTTTCAGGGAGAAGCGGAGATAATGACAAGGTTTTGGGAGCTATTTACCGAGCAAAATCTGCTTGCTCTGTCGGCGGTAATGGCATTTTCGCTTGGGTGTTGTCTCATGTGGTATTGGACACGATAGGCCACTCAAACACAGGCAGTTCACTGATAAATGCTTCGACGCTCGGCTGCTCGCGCTCACCAGCCTGCACCTTGTCCAGTTCATCTAGAGCATAAGCCCAAACCTCATCCCGCCATGCGACGAAGGCATTTGCTTCTGAGGCCCATTCTGGCTTTGTGGAATTGACATAGCTCGCAAGGGTTGTGCCACCGTCATACTGGCGCTCACTGGCCTTGGCGTCTATCAGGGCTTGGATTTCAAGCCGGAACACCTCGACGGGTGCCAAACCGGGATGATCAGTCTGTGGTTGATCGTTTTCTACCGGCACCGTTTTCATTGGTGGCTCAAGGCCAAGGGCCGCATAGTGACGCGGATAACCTTTTTTGCCAACTTTTTCATTGTCTATAACAAGCTTTGTTGCACCCATTATGCATCATCCTTTTCTTGCTCTGGGATAAGAATGCCAGTTTCCGGGTCACACCAAGGATGGGACTTGATGAAGGGATCGGCGCGTTCTGCCTTCACAAGCCATGAAACTTCATAGTCACCGTTACCATCCGCTTGCAGAGTGAACTTGCCGTCAACAATACGGCTAGCGTGAACGTGTGTTGGTTCGTCCAGATTATTCACGCTGACTACGATTGCGTTCTGTGTCAGCGCTGCAAAGGTGCCGGTCGACATGTTGCTTGCCGCGTCTATATCGACTTCTGCTTTCCCATTCATGAGGTACACAGTTCCCCAAAATTCAACACCTGCCTTCGGTGCCTCAGTGGACATGAAAACAAGGTCTTTGTTGTAGGGGTCTTTCGGGTGATCTATTTGGAAAGACTTGCTACCAGCAGAAAAGGCACCCGGTACAGAAACTGTCCCGTTGCCTCTAACAATGAACAACTCAGAACCAGCAAAACCGGCGCCAACATGCCACCCGTAATCAATTCCATTCGCGATATTTGCCATCATTCGATAGCCAATAGAATTATCAGGAGTAACGAAATTTATTGCCGGTGTGGATTTACGAAACGTTATATCGCCGGTCATTTGGCCACCAGCTAAGCCTAGTTTACCATTCAACGCCGTCTGTGTTGCAGTGCTGACAGGTTTCGCCGCATCCGAAGTGTTGTCTACATTGCCGAGGCCAACTGCCGTCTTATTCAAAGTCGCGAGACTGCCGTCACCCTGCACATATTGAGCATTTGTTCCGGCTGCCAGCGCCAGCAATGTACGGCCAAGTGTGCCAAGGTCAATCTGCTCGGTATCCGCATTGGCATCGGTGACAAGGGCCTTGTTCGCAACAAGCGCAATAGCCTTGAGCGCGCCGTTCTGATCGGTCTGCAATATCTGCCGGGCTGCCAGCGTCAGTGCAGCAAGATCGCCAAGGTTGCCGTTCGGGTCTTGGATGCCGAGATCGCTTTTTGCGATGGGAACATACAGCCCGCTCTCATCACCGATAAGAAGATTACCGGGTTCGACTGGCGTCTCAGCAATACTGTCGAGAACACCATTATCAAGCTTGTTAATCAGAGTCTGGCTTTTTGCTGAAAACCGGGCGTTGTCCGGCATGTATCGCATGCGATACGAAAACGTACCGCTCTCACCCGTCCACGGCTCTGTAAATTCTCCCGAAGTATTGGAAGCGATTAATGGATCGTCAGCATTTGTTCCGGCGATGATCGCGGTCAGCCCGTGCAACTGCACGGTGTCACCTTCACGAAAGGCGGCACTCCTCCAGAGTGTGTTGGTACCCGTAAATGCCGTCTGTCCATTGGTGACAGTAATTGTGCCATCGGTATAGTCCGACAATACAGCCATAGCTTATCCTCCCCGCGTGGAAACGCGGATTGCATTGGTTTAATCTGAGTGATGATCAGAGAGGTTTTAGCGCTTCCATACGAGCGATTTTATCAATCCGCTTCCGCCAGCCCACTGCGCGGAATTTTGGGTCCTTGCAGCTTGAACGGCATATTCATTATTCCCTGAGACTGCGGATGCATCAATAAAAAGGCTTGCTATTGTAAAAACACCGTTGGAATTAGGTGCCCAAGACTGAGAAATTGTTTGGAATACATATCCTGTAGTCTTGTTTAAAAATCTTACTTGCGCTTGATAACCACTGTCGCCGCCAATAGACCCACATGTTAGTGTTGATCTGCATTCGATAAGTGCGGTGTTTCCCTGCGGGCTATTTACAGTAAACGTGAGAATGTCTGTAAACGTTTGAGGCATCAGCCCACTGGATGGATAACTTCCTGAATTTTGATTTGTTTCAGTGACCTGATTGAAATCTAGGTTTGATGTCTTGACCTGCAAATTGCCAATCTTGGCACTTGTGATCGCTGCATCCGCGATTTGGGCCGTTGTGATCTGGACATTGACGATTTTAGCCCATTGCATGACGAAGCCATCGCCATACATGACGTTGTCTTGGATGACGAAGGGTCGGTAATATTGGTCGCCATTGGTGAAAACGATCTGCGCCGCCATCATTGCAATACGAGCGCCGTCTGGGCCTGCATCAAGAAACAGCCCTGCTGTTTTCCAATCATCGACCGTACCACCGGCAACCTGCATACCGATACGAGAATTCCATCCGCTCGGTGCCACATAGGTGCCCATACGGAAGGTCGCATCTGCGCTCACATCATTGACGATGGAATTGAGTTGCGTGATCAGATCCGATTGTGCCTCGACATCTTCTTCGACGCCATCAACACGGACCCGCAATAGCTGGATGATACTTGCGCCGGTATTATCCCATAGCTGCGCATTGATACGGGTCATCTGCTGTGCAATGGCACTATTTGGACCGGTTGCTACGAAAATAGCTTCTTCCCATTGTGCCTGCGCATGACCGAAGGTGCTTTGCAATCTGCGCACCAGCATCTGCCGGTCCTGATAATTGCTGTCATGGTTATCGGCAATCTGGGTTATCATTTCCTGACACAGACGGATGAGTTCACGCACCTGCGGACCAACCCAGCCAAGATACCCTTTGAGATCATCTGCCAGACCCTCGTAGTCGATGGGATTGTCGTCGCCCTGAGCATCAAGCGTCTTGACCATCACAGGTGCCGACCAAGCAACAGGCCGCGTACCAGAAGCGACACGCAGGCGGGTTCTGACCCACCAATCGGTAAGGCTGGTCAGACCGTTGACGATCTGGAAAACCGTCACGTCTTGGGTCACATAGTCAGTAAACACCTGCGACGAGTCATTGTCGGGCCAATACTGGATATCGACACCGGCTACAGTTATGTCATCAATCGCATCCCAATAAAGTCGAATGCCCGGATGCATGCCGCCATTGTCGCCGACGACGAGATTGGGGATAGCGTTGAAGTTCTGGACCTCGGCCAAATAGTCGGGATTGCCGTTGGGAACCGGCACGGGCGGATTGGTCGTATAAGCCGTGGGATCGAATATCCCGTCCCCGACTTCCTGCCACGTCAAGGTGACATCGCGGACGCCGTCGCTTCCAAGCGCACCGAGCGCTTTCGAATGCACCTGAAACTTGATCGTGCGGTTATAGCGTGAAGACTGCCATTCCACCCATTGGCCAACCTGTAACGCCAGAAACTTCGGATGAATGGTAAAGCTGCCATTGGCTTGATAGCGGGATGCGCGAATGGCGATATCTGCCAGACGATCACCAACACGATGATCCGTGACAGCACTGTAATCGACCTTGGCCGCCAGACGTTCCCGGTCCTGAGCAAGGGCCGCCGCATCAATGCGCGTGGTCAGAGAGGTGGTTTCATAAAAAGCATCCGGGCTGACATAAGACGCGGCAACCGTGTTCACCAGTTCGGTTCGGGTCCGTGACATGGAAAGCTGGAATGGCTTTTCCCACGCAATATCGTCATCGGTTATCGTGGCAACCGTCGCCTGATTGGCACCGGCTAGCGGATATTCACCCAGAACGCTTTCAATCCACGATCCAGCGCAGGCCTCACGTAAAGGCGTCATATTGGTATCGTGAGTCACGCCATCGCCCGATGTGGCAATCAAAGCAGCCGTATAGCGCTTGCTGCCGTCCGGCATGATTTCATCGCAGATATTCATCGCGGTGAACCATTCGGACAAAGGCAAACGGCTGGCTGCAACACCGCGACCGACGATCTTTTCTGTGCCGTTGTAGATACCCCTTTCGAGGTTATACATCATGACGGCAGGGTTATCGGAAAACACCCATGTGTTTTGGTCGTTCTGGCGCTGCGGTCCTGAACCTCCCACGCTCGTGTCAAATCGGGGATCATAGAGCGGTGCGCCGCGTACCTCAAACATGAGGCTGGGAGGCTGGGTGAGATTATCCGCTTCCATGCGCGACGTGACCACCGCATAACAGATACCTGCGCCACGATGATCAGGCGTCCATCTGCCAGCAGGATTGGCGTAGGACATAAGCTGGGTATCGGCACCTTGAAACATGTTGCCCTGATAGAACCGAACCCATACCTCTCCGCCCTCGTGAACACCGAGTACTTTACGTCCCCATGTGTCACCGTATTTGGTTTCCTCGTTCGGAGATAAGCTTTTCCATTCACCATCCATCTGAACGCGTAGCAGTTCAGTGCAGCGGAAATCCGAGAGCTTGAACACGTCCTGCACCATGCGGTTGCCCTTGCCAAAGGCATTGCGGTAAACGTGGTGTCCCATGGTGCCGAACACACCAAGGCCGACTTCGCGGACAAGGTTTTCGCCATATTTGGTTTCGGTCGCTGAGGCGGAAGATTTGGGCTTTTCGCTGAATATGGATGTGAGGGCATATTTGGCTGCAACCAGCAGACCGCCCAGCACGATGTTGGCCAGCACAGTGCCGCCAAACAGCCACGAGCCAAGCCCGACAATGCCGGTGACAATAGAAACAGGGTCCGCCGCCGCAGGCGAAGCCAGCAGCGCGAATAAAATCGCCAGAAGATATTTCATCAGGAAACCTTGAAAGCCCTCTCGGCCATTGTACGCGGCAGAAACCGCAGGCCATCCTCGCCTTTCACGGCGAAACCATATTCGCAGAAATAGCCGGCTGCCTGATCGCCGTTCTCGTTGACGAAAACACCAACATCACCACGCTGCGCCAGTGAGGCCGGGACTTCCTCAAATCTATCGGCAAGGATCACGATAAGGCTGTCAAAACCACGGCTCTTGATCAGGCGATAGGCACCTGTCTTGCTCTTGTACTTGCCGCGAATATCCTTGGCCGGATCGTTGCCCGTCACGGCCTCAACAGCATCGGCAACGGTCAGCAGGCAATCCGACTTTCCCCATACAAGAGGCGTGTTTATATGCGCCTCGGTGACAGCCACAAGGCGTTTTTCCCATTCAGGATGTCGCATGGTGAACCTTTACGGTGCCGTGATGTGGAAGTTTTCGCGCTTGATGACCGAGGCGTATTCAAAGAACTTGTCGCCCGGTGAGATAAGCTGCTGATCCTCATGCGAGGCCGTGCGATAGCCGTCACGGTGATTTTCCAGCGCCGAAGTTTCAATATTCGCCCTCAACATCATCTCGCCGCCATCAATGACATGATCAATCGTATCGATATAGCCGCGATACATCGGCTCGACATGTAGCAGTTCCCGCGTGTCTGGATCGAAATAGGCGTCATACAAGATGACCGTGCGCCCCTTGTAATCCACACTCTCGATCTGTGCGAGCTTGTCTGGCGTCACACCATAATCCGCCCGCGTCGGCATGGTGATGGTGATTGGCAGAGCTTCCGATCCCATCTGGTACGGCGGCTCCTCGATGGCGATAAGTTGGTTCGGAATATAGGTGTTGCCGTTCCAGACCAGATCGTCAGAGCCGTTCCACATATACCAGTAGCCGGTGCCGAACTGGAAATCACCGAGCGAGCGCACCACAATACGCCCCTCGGACAGCAATTGCTGTAGACGGGTTGGGAAAGCCATTACTTCGGCACCTCAATCAACTGGAATGACGCGGTCGGGAATGGCCCCTTGGACATCTGGAAGCTGTCCTTCACAAGCCGGGTGTTCATTTCCGGCTGCTTGAACCGCACGATTGCTCCAGCAGCGATGTAGGAAGATATCCGCTGATCGACTGTCACCGTCATCTGTGTGCTGGCGGCGGTCGCCCCTGTCACAACCTGTACCATCTGGCGATAGTCGACGGTCTGCATTGAGAACAAATCCCCTGCCATCAGCACCAGCCCCGGAACGACGCCGGTCAACTGCACGGTATAGCCATTCGTCACCGTGCCCCGCGCCGCTGTGCCAGTGATATGCGGATTGTCAGCATCGCCCCAATAAGCGCGGGGAATGCAGATATGCTTGGGACGATAGACAATAGTCTGCATGCCTCCCCTCGCCGCCGCGATGAAGGCTTGAAGCTGTACGGCTTCACTCGCTCTCATCGGCACGGTTTCCATGTCCACGGTGCGATAAGGATCAGCATAATCGACGGTCGAGATTACCCGACCGCCATATCTCGACTGGCTGACCGGTACGACAAGCTGCGGGTAGGACGGCAGGAAGCGAACCGATGAAATGAGATCGATCATCGCACCAATCCCCTTCTCGTTGCCTGCTTGCTGTCCCGTGCAAAGCGCATCGGGCCGGATTTGTCATATGCCTTCACTGTGGATGCACTCTCTTGACGAGACACATCACGAACGAAGGCTTGCAGATTGCCGTTGTTGTCCACGCTCACGCCGACATCAACACGCATGGAGCCGCCACCGCTGCTTTGCCTCTGGGGGCTGAGAACCGGCATAGTCGGAGCGCGGAGATTAGCCATGCCGCCACCAGCCAGTGCCAAAGCATGCCCACTGTTTATCCTGTCTAGTAGCGGCCCAAACTTCTTGGTCGCAGCGGCATTGACGACATATTCGCCATTGGAAAGCATGGCGGGAATGCTATCGCTGCGCGGTCCGCCTGCGCCACGAATATAGCCGCCGGTTGCGGCCTTGACGATGCCGCCATCTTTTTTGCCAAGACCAAGGAATGATAGGAGGCCGCCGCCTGAACCCTTGAAGATACTCGTAAATATATCGTCAAACGCCATATCCAGCAGTTTATCAAGAACCTTATCCAAGGCGTTCGCGAGAGCTTCGGCAGCAGAAACGCCATTCATCAGGTCATCAACGAACCCGCGTGTAGCGTCTTGGCCAGCGTCTCGCCATTCCTCCGCGCGCTGCCTAATCTTGTCCTGTGCTTCCGCAAGCTTGTTCGCCTCCGCACTGGCCAAGGCCCATTGCTCTGCCGTCTGGCTGATCTGGGCGCGCAGTTCCGGCGTGATCGCAACACCTGCCTTGGTTGCCGCGTTGAGCAATTCCTGCTCGGTGCGCGCCTTTTCCATGGCGTAGCCATAGTCGTCGATCAGTGGGTTGATACCACGCAGCGCTTCGGTTTCGGCTACAAGTGCGGCAGTGCGGTCATTCGCATCCTTTACGGTCGTATCAAACTTATCTTCAGGGGTTTTCTTCTCTTTTTTAGGCTTCTTGCCTTCGGCTGATCGGGCGGCATCACCTGCAATATTCGCCTTAGCAATCGTCTCAATCTGCTTTTCAGTTAATGTAATGCCCTCTTTGAGAGCGTCATTACGAACCTTGGCAATCTCATTTTCAAGTGAGAGCTGGCTCTTGCCAAGAGCAGCCCGGCGAAGCGCTTCTTTCTCGTAGGTACCCGCAGCAATAGCGTTTAGATCGACTTTGATAACGTCATCTTTGGCAGAGCGTCCATTTGATGAATTTATGTCAGCCAACTCAGCCTTGAGTTCCCGACTAGAAACAATCGCCTCTCTAAGCTTTCCGATAAAGCCTTCGACGGATTTTGTGAAGCTTTCCCATGCTGGATTTGCGCGGGCTATCCCGTCAAGAGCGGCAGCGAGTTCATCCGCTGTAATCTTACCAGCTTTAAACTGTCGGCCAAGCTCTTGCACCTTATCGACTTCTTCTTGTGGAACACCTTCAAAGCTTACGTTCCTAAGATTGTCGAATTGGTCATTAACGACTTGAGCGGCTTGAGCTATCTCCTCAAGAGAATATGCAATCCCACCCTCTATTTTTTGGGGAAGCCCTCTTTCAATTTTAACGCTTGTTTCTTCAACTGCATCGCCTGTTTTCTGTGCTGCATCTTGCACTTTTTTCAAAGCAGCAGCGTAAACCTCTGATGCCTCACTCGATTTGCCTATCGTGCTATTGTAAAGAATAAGCGACGATACAACGGCCCCACCAATGATTAAACCTACAGGTCCAGCGGCAGCACCAAGCGCGCCCAAGGCTGTTGCCAGCCCACCCATCGTCCTCGCAGCCGCAAGAGCTTGGGTAAAGCGTGCCAATGCAGTTCCGGCAAGGCTAAGCGTCCTGATCATACCAGCTAACGAGCGCCCTACCAGTGCGCCAGCAATCACAGCCGCAAATTGCAATCCAGCATCAGCAACCTTGTCAAAGTTATCCGCGATCATAACAAGGGCTTCTGATACTTTTGCGGAAACACCAGTAGCGCTGTCGGCATTCCCGACATACTCTAGCAGGGCGTTATTCAGGAGCGTGAAGCCGTCACCAATTGTTGCAGGCATAGCTTCAGCTTCCTTGCGAAGCACTTCCATTTGGCTTGAAAGCCCGCGAACAATGTCATTCCCGGTTATCTTCCCTTGAGCGCCAAGCCTGCGAAGTCCGCCAACAGTTGTTCCCAAACCTTTAGCGAGCGCTTCGGCCGCACGGCCACCGACTTCAATCACTGTGTTAAGATTGTCACCGGAGAGCTTGCCGAGCGCCATAGCTTTAGCCAGCGCATCGATAACTCGTGCTGCGCGGTCGCCCTTTGCGCCAGACACCACGAGCGCATTGTTCAACGCCTCGGTATAATCAAGCGATTGATCTGTGTTAAAGCCGAGTTCTTTCAGTGCTGTAGCGTTTGAAAGATAGCTTTCAGCCGTTTGAGTGAGGTCAGAATATGTGCGTCGAGCCATTTCGCCCAAGCGCCCCATAACCTCCGTACCCTTTTCCATCGAACCGGCTGCAAGGTTCACACGGGACGTCATATCCGTCCAAGTATCAGTCATCTTGCGCAACTGATCAACGCCAAGCGCGGCACCTATGCCAGCCAAAGGCGCAGTAAGCCCACTGAATGATCGAGAAAAGATGCTGTCGAGATTTTTATTCATCTGACGAGCACGGCGCTCAATTGCACTGAACTGACGGTTTGAAATGCCCTGCTGACGAGCCAAGGACTTTTCAAAGCTCTTGAAGTCTGCCGATAATTGAACAACTAGGCGTTCTATGTCTGTTGCCATAGTGTAATTTGTCCTGATAAACAAAAACCTCGCACAAGGCGGGGTTGGGGATGATTATGAAAGCTCTTATCGGTGCGGCACTTATCGCTGCGATTGCGCTAATCGGCTATTTTTACTGGAAAAATAACAGTGACGAGCGAAAAGAGTTCGCTTCATCATGCGATTACATTGTCAAAAATGGCGTACCAAATGAGACGCCTAGCGATAAACGATTGGCGAAGAAGCGCTTGCAAGATTGTATCAACTTTATTGATACGGGGAAGCTACCTGAATAATCTCAGGTAGAAATCGCCCCGTAGGGCGCTCTACTCATTCAGCCAACCCCAAAGCTCGTCTTTTTCCTTGGTGGATAGGCTTTTTTCATCGTCTGGGGCATGAGCCTTGGCATAACCATCGACGGCAGCCATAAACTGCCACATGGACATTTTACGCACGTCCTGCGGCGTATAGCCTAAGACAGCTCCGTTTCCGTAGATTGCGGCAAATCTGATTTTTCCGTTGGGGAGGCTGTCGAGTTGCTCCCCGTCTGACTTGCCGCCTGATCCTCCCCCACGTCTTCATCCTTTGTACCCTGAATAGCGGTTTGAAGAATTGCGGTTGCAAAGAGAAGGTTTTCTGCCAAGTCCGAGACACGATTTTCAACGTAGGTCTTGATTAGCAGTGTGGCCTCAGTGGGCTTTTTGCCGCCCCCGATAAGCCCTTGCCGGATCACGTGAGCAATCTCGCTTGAACGACACTGGCGATTGTAAAGCCGCTCAAGAATTACCCATGGGCCAGCATCGCAAGCCTCTTGAAGAGCCTCAAGCTCTCCCCAACCCAGACGGAAGGTGTATTCACCATCCGCCCAGATCATTTGCAATGATGCATCTCTACTCATTAGCTACCTGCCGGTGTCGTGACGCGGACCATTTCGCCGTCCGATTGCAACGAAACGTTATTTGTGGCTCGCTGACCATTGTTTGCGCCAACTTCCATACTTTCAATGTGCATGAAACCTGTCCATGTGATGGTTTTTGCGGGGAACTCCCATTCGACCTTGACTGGTACACTGTCGATGCTCTCATAGGCTTCCAGCCAGTCGTCAACGCTTTCCGAAGCAAGCACGCCTTCGCCACTGATAGCCATAGAAAGGCTGGTGGCATCGCGCCCGACCCAATCCACTTTGTCGGGGTCGTTACAATCGGGAATGTTCAGTTCTTCGAGATTTTTGGACAGCGTGATTGAGCGCTGAGTGAAGCCGCAGGGTGCGGTATATGCTGTAGGCGTGGCGTCATTGCCGAGAAGGACTCGGATTTTGCCGCCTTTAATTGTGGTAGCCCGTGCCATGGGTTTCTCCTTTTGGCAAAGAAAATCCCGCCGAACTAGGCGGGGTCAGGGTTGATTGGGTTTTGTCTCTAACTGCTCGCGACAGCCTTTGCTGCCTTGGTTATTGATCGTCGGACACGGCTTTTTGCCCGCTTCTTAGTCGCTCGGTAGGCAGGGTAGAAGTATGGCTGTGCTGGCATCTTCTGAGTGCCAAATTCAATAAACCGGGCGTAATAAGCTTCACTGTTTCCGGCGAAAATGGTGATTGTCAGATCGCCCGCGAGAGACGCTTCTGCAACCTTTCCAAGGGTGATTGCCCCCTTCGGAGCCTTGCCCCACGTCCAGCCGATGCTGTCCCGCAATTCTCCCTGATCTACGGGAGCAAGTCGTTTCGCCATTTCGACTATTTCATCAGCTGCGGCCTCAAGTGCCTTCCTGATTTCGTCCTTGGCTACTTTCGGCATTCTGCTGAGCTTCTTTTGAAGCTTTGCGAGACCTATGATTCGAACTGCGCTTGCCATCAAATTTCCTCGGCGTGGGGACTATTTCCGCAACCTTGCGGCTTTCCGCTGCATTGGCGCATCGTGTGGTAACCAGCCCCGTGAAACCTGCTGGATAGGCAATCGTCACCTGCGGCTTTGGCTTCCAGTCGAAAGCCGCCGTAAAATGCACCCAAGGCATGGATTATCCTTCGATAATGGCAGTGAACTGCACGATGCCATGCGCCGTGATGCCGTCAGGGTCATCAATAACGCGGGCAATATCGATACGGGTTTCGACCAATGCACCGTCAGCAAGATCGCCATCGACATCGCGAAGAACATTCACAACGGCATCTACGATCTGCCTGCACGGCCATTTCCGGCCATTGGACCGCGCCCAACAATCGATCTGCAAGGTTTCTTCACGCATCGGAATGCAGTCGGCGTCCTCTGTCGTGAAATCATTCGGGCCGAGCGTGATGTTCGGAAACTCGCGATCAACTGGCGGTTCATCCCAGATGCGCGCACCGACAAGACCGGCAACAGTTGGATCGGCCTTGAGCCTATCGACTACGAAATTTGCGAGGCTGACGGAAACGCTCATGTCGCAACACCGCTTTCAGCTGTGATTTCGATGAATTGCCGGTTCTCTGTCGGCACCACGGCCCGGATATTGTAAAGAACGCCCGTCCTGGCATCCTTCATCTTGGCGTCAGGCGTGACCTGCAAGGTCTTGCTGCTACGGCGGACGGTGACTACCACCGGCTGCTTTCCCTGCAAACGTGCGGCCTGTACCGTCTCTCCACCGCGCAGAAATCGAATATGCGCCCGCGTCGTGAAATCGACCGGCACCAGATCAAACCCGTTATTCCCGTCAGGAACTTCGGTCATGACGCTGAATGTGACGGAATGATAGAGTGATCCCGCAGAAATTCTGTCAGCCATTTACGCCTCCAAGCGCCATGCGTGGCGCGGTTCTGCTCTCACCTGCCCGTCAGGATGCTTTTCGATGCTGGGGCCGTCATCATGATCGACCAGAGAGCGGACCGGATAAATCACCTGCCTGCGCGTGATCTGCTGCCATGCATTGCCGATGGCGAAGTCTGCCGCGCCGGTTGGCGGTATCTTCGATAAGACCGCATCAATCTTATCCGTCGGGATCGAATAGCAAACGCCATGGATAAGCTGTGGCAGCTTGATACAGGTTTCGCGCCACTGATCTGCCCTGCGCAGCGCATGGGCAATCTGGGGCTGATATTGTGGTGGTCGCCCGGTCCCCAGATAAAAACTGACCAAACCATCGGGAAAACGTTCAAGCCAGTGTGCCGCCTTTGCCTCAAATCCGGCCACAGGCAGCGCATCGTCCTCCATGATGACGCAACGTTCGTCCTGTTGCGCGCACCACTCTAGCGCCCGCCTATGGCCCCAGAGTGCACCAAGCCCGACTTCATCCATGATGACATGCGCGTTGAGATCGGATGCAAGCCGTTCGGCCTGCGCCCGACGCGCGTGGTGCGCAACGATAGCGATTTTCATGATTATCTGTCGACTATGCGGTTATGCTTTTGCCATCTTCTTATGACAGTCAAGCGCCGTTATAATTGCAGCAGTATCGATTACAATTTCTTGAGGATGATCGATGCTAAACCCTCGATCATAAACGATATTCAACAAACCAATGCTTGTATGAGCTATTGCCACGAGGTTACCGAACGCAGAAGGACTGTAAGATAATATCCTAATATCTGTGCACGATATGCCAGCACTTGATAGAGCCTCTTCTATATAAGCACTGGGCTGCTGATCGGTTGTTTGACAAGTCATAAGAAGCCTTGATCAATCGGAACAAAGTCAGTGGGAATAAAAGTGATTATTCAATCTAACATAGCTAAACGATCCATCATCACTTATGTTTCCACCAAGCATATTCCCGTCCAACACCTTCGGTCTTGAAAACCGTGTTGATGTGAGGTCCAGTTTCGATCTTGTCAGCCCATTTGGAATAGGCGACGTAATTGAACGTCGCCATGTCACCGACTTCGACCCCGGCCCGCTCCATGTTCCAGAACCGGCGTGATGCAAGGATATGCCAGTCCTTCACCATGTCGTGGGCGAACGCCATAACTGTCTGACGATCACCGCCGACCAGTCCGGCATTCAGCATCAGGCGATGGCCGTTCTCTTTCAGGAACGATTGCAAATGACTGGCCGGATGGTTTGAAAGCATCCACTGGTCAGCCAGCGTCTTATGCTCGGAACCGAGATAAAGCCGACCCGGTTGCATGTGTCCCCACGGCTCGGCCAGCATTTCCACATCTGTGCCGTCTGTTGCCCATACCCATTGCGCTTCAGGATGATCGCGCAGCCAGCCATAAATATGCAGCCACCGCAGGAAATATGGGTTTTGGTTTGATGGCTCGACCTTGGCAATCTCAGCGCCCGCCGGTGCCGCGTCCAGATGATCGGCCAGAATAACGGCCTTGCCACCCTTGATGCTCTTGGCCCACGCCGCCAGCATGTCAGGCGTGGCCTGCAATCTCGTACCGCGCTGCGGGTCCGCCGCTTCGGTCAGCATTGATGTCAGAACCACATTCACCGGCTCGATCAGCGGGACATAGGCGGTATATCCTGCATCCCGGCGTCTGTTATGAATATCGGCATTGCGCTTGACCAGTGCATCACGGTCATGGGCTGGAACCGAGCGTGTTACGGCCTCATGTTCGTCCATGCTGTGGATCAGCTTTTCCGACCCGGCCACATCGGCAAAAGCCCATGATGTCAGCCCGGCGTGATAAATGCGCAAGGCAAGATCGGAATGCTCATACATGCCACGGCCATAGACCCAATCAAATCCGCCGACCTGTTCGATGGCTGATCGATTGTAATAGAGCATGACACCGCGCTGTCCGGTATAGGCGGCATGGCGCGCATCCGAATGCAGAACCGCTATATCCTTGAGCTTTCGCGGCCCAGCCAGATCAAGAAACTGATAGGCCAGATGTGGTTCCGGGCTTTCGATGTAAGGCCTATGCCAATCATCAGCTATCGGCCAAGCATCGTCGTCCCATAGGAAGAAATCGGAACATCCGGCTTCCATCAAGGCGCGCAGGCATGCGTTCTTTGCTGATACGATGCCTTGCGAAACATCATACCGGATCAGCTTCACCCATGACGGGACAATGACAGGCTCTTTCGATCCATCATCCACCACAACAAAGACCGAACCAGCAGGCCGGTGCGCGTCATGCTGGGCCAGAGCCTTGGCAAGAACGTCAGCCCGATTGTGCGTCGTTATCGCAATGCCGATCTGCCCGCCCGCAGCACTCGCCGGGACAAATTGCTTTCCGTCGATGATAACCTGCATCAGAATGCAAAAGTCCGATGATGAGCAATCATTGCACGAACAGCAGCAGGGACTTCCTCACCGGACTTGTCATAGAAATGCTCAGCCAGCATCAAAGATGCCTGTACCAGCTTTACCGGTACGTTCCCGGCTCCGATACCAGCACGAAACACCACTTTGGCGCTTTGGACACGTAGGGCATCGCGAATTACCAATCGGTTTCCAGATATCTCATAATCCGTGATCGTTCCCGGAGCGCCCAGATCATCTATATAGGTGATCGATGTAATTTCCGGGTTCGGATAACCATTGAACGACAGGCAGAAATTGTTTCCCGTCGCCGTAAATTCTGTCTCCAGCAGAACAGTCCCGCAGGCATCTTGCACCCACTCGACGGCAGCGTCGAGGTATTGCTGAAGGATCGTATCATCGTCCTCGTTGAGAACACCGGTATCATCGGCATTGCGCGTTTGCTTGCGCAGAAGATCGAGCGAAACCACTTCACCGACCGGATTTGCAGACTGAACGATCTTCATTGAACCCTCACGAGAATAAAAAGGGGCACCGAAGTGCCCCTCTTACAGGTTAGCTGCCAGACGCAGTCAGGGCACCGTAAACAATGCCTTCGGGGCGAAGCGTTTCAAGCTGCAAGCGCTCCTCGATCAGGATGGTGACAAGATTCTTGATGAAGTTGTCGCGGTCCTCGGTCGAACGGCGAACCTCGATACCCTTGCGCTGCCAGATCAAGGTATTGCCGACAAAACCGCCGACCATGAACTGTCCCTGTGCAAGCCCCTTGGTGCGAACCACTGGAAGGCCCCAAGCAGTATTTCCCGCAAATGCCGGGTGCAGATATCGACCAAGCTCATCCTTGGCGAGATCGAGCGCCGCAGCGTCAAGATGGTTCATGACCACGGCTGATGCAACCAGATCGGCCTCGGCCACCTGAGCAATTGCAACGCGGATATCGTCCATGGCATTCGTTGGAACGACGCCGGGAACAATGGCATTGTTGTAATCGGTAGAGTTTTCAATCAGGCCATCAATATGACCGGTCGAGCCGTCGCCGTTCAGCAACTCGCCTTCTTCCTTCAGCATCAGACCATAGATACCACGCTGATTGATGTAAGCTTCCATAGCGTCAACATCATCGAGCGTTTCTTCCGTGACGCGGAAGAAGTGAGCCATCTTGACCATGGGAGCCGCTACCGGCGTGAAAGTCAGGTCCGACTCTGGCTTTTGCGCGCCTTCAGCAACGGTTGCCGCATTGTTCGTATAGCCGGTTTCACGCAGATACTCGATCACGGCGGCAGAAGTGGAAGCGGAAGGAATAACATCGCGCAGGAACAAAGCCTGATTAACAGGCTCGATCAAACCACGATTGGCGCGGCGAACGCCACCAGGCAGAGAAATGGATCCGAAGCTGCCAGTGGTGATATCCTTGACTTCGAAACGAGCCTTGCGGTCGTCCTTGAGGGTCTGGAAATCCTTATGCTCGGCAATCACACGACCAATGGACTTGCCCTCGTCCTTGCGAGCCGACATCTGGCGGGTAACATCCACCATCTTCTCGCCAAGCTCTTCGATTTCCTTGCGGCTTTCTTCGATGCGGCTCTTGATGTCGGTAACATCTTCACCGGATGCCTTCTTCTCATCGAGAAGCTGGAGCTTTTCAGAAAGATCGGTCTGTGCCTTTTTCACTTCGGCAAGCGTCTTCGTTGCGCCGTCAAGCGCTTCCTTGATTTCAATGTCCATGGGGTTTCTCCTATGACGGACAGTCAGAGTTTGAAGGCACGGGAAATGGCCTTCGCGGTCTCCGAAGCGGACGCGTCACGCTGTCCATCGCCCAGAGCTTGAGGCGCGAGCGCTGCTTGCGCTTTTGCCAACCAAGCAGGGAAGCCCGCGTCTCGCAGGGCATCTTCCACGGCTCGTTTGAGAGGAACGAAATCACCGGATTTCGTCGCCTGAATTACATCATTAACGCTCTTCACAGCGTCCACACCGGCTTCGATTTGCATCGGGAACGGCACGACAGACACTTCGAAAAGCTCCACCTGCTTCAATTCGCGGGCATTACCCTTCCGATCTGCCTTGATCGTCCGGTAACCGATAGAAAGGCCGGAAATCGCGCCCATCTTCAGCAGATCGAACGTTTCTCGGCCCTTGACGGTCGATAAGGCCAACTGACCAGTGACGCGCAGACCGTTTTCGTCTTCCTTGATATCCGTCCACTTCCCGATAGGCGTATCGGTGTAATGGCTCCAGAGCATCAGAGGGTGGCGCTTGGTCAAGCTGTCCTGATACGCGCCCGGCACAACGATATCGCCGCCCTGGTCGATGATGTTGAAGCGGGAAGCGTAACCGGAAATCACGCCCTCATCGCTCACAGCCTCGGCTTCAAGGCTGGCGAATTTCGTTTCAAGCTGCATTGTTGGCCTCTTTGGTCGTAGAGGAAGGAATGAAATCTCCGCCCTCAACCGGGTTCATGCCCATTCGAGCGCGAACATCGTTCTGGGTTTCCCATCCGGTATTATTGCCGAGAGCCTTGGCCGCGTATTCGGCCTTGGTCTGAAGATCGCCGCGATAATATTGCGTCTCATCAAGGTTGACGAACTCATCAGGCTTGAGAAGCGAGAACTGGATGGCCTGTTCCCATCGTCGCAGCCACGGCGAAAGCGTGACAGTGACGTGATAATCCATGGCATCAGAAATGCGCGTCAAAGACTGTCCCGCTGCATCATGGGCAAGGAAAATTGGGTGAATGCCATATGCTCTGGCAACTTCCTCGATGAGGAAACGGCGGGTTTCCATGAGCTGCATTTCGGCCTGCGTCGGCACGATGCTTTTGTATTGCGCACCGCTGTCGAAAATTGGCGTTCCCGGCAACTTGCCCTTGATAGCGTCATGCACCATCTTCGCCGCGTCCGGCGACAGCGTTTGCTCAGACGTAATATAGCCGGGGATGGACTTTTTCTTTCCGTCTTCGCGCTGGCGATCTTCAAGGGTCAGGGCAAGCCCCAGCACCTTCTTGATTTCCTCGGAAATATCGAGACCTTCGGTATCCTGCCAGCGTGGCGACGTGATTTCGATGAAATCCTTTCGTGTGGCGTCGGTGATCGGGCCAATACCCATAATCGTCCCGCTATAGAAAACCTTGCCGGTATCAGGGTCTTTTCTGGGCTGGAAGCCGCCATCGGTGATCGGGATAAGCCTGCGGATTTTCCCCTTGTATCCTCGGTCGATATAGGCGCGCCCTACCCCTTCGAAAACGGCATGAAGAGTTAGCGTTTCGACAAATTCACCGGGCGTCATGTAATCATTCGGATTGACGGTCAGGCGCTCGTAAAGGTCGCCTTCCATCGTCGGCATTCTCACCAGTCGACCCGCACCATCATAGGATTTCGTCCCTGTGATGATCGGCATCGCGGCAACACCTTCCGAAATCCGCAAGCCAGCAGCCAGAGCCGCCGTAACCTTCAGATAGCGTTCCGTCGCGAAAATCTCGCGCTCGATGATGTATTCCTGATAGAAGCGATTGCCGTTGAGGTCGTAATCCTTCTTGCCGAACGGCCATAATCTCATGCGACCAACACTCCGCTTTCCATATAACTGCGCTTGCCCTTGCGATCAGATTTCGAAGCACCTACCGCCATGGCCTTCGACACCATGCCGTCGATACGACCGCGAGAGCGGTTCTTGTCGAACATCTGATTTCCCATCCCATCAGACCGCAGGACAGCGTTCGATGCGCAAACATCGGTCATCTTGTTGGCGTCGATGATGATTTCCTGTTTCAGTATCTTGTCAGTGAACCGGCTGATTGAATGCGGCATGCAAAGCTGCCTATCCTCGAATGCCACTTTCAAGCCCTGCGCATGTGTGACGATCTTCAAGCCCGATCCAACCGTCTTGTCTGGCCCCATGTAGCGCCACACAGGGAGGTTGATTTCCTCACAGGCGGTTATGAAGCTGGTCACATAGGCCGGATCAACCGTCAGGCTGTCCACTTTCTGCGATGCAACCAATTCTGCAATGCGAGCCGCGACAAACGTGTAATCAATCGTTTCCGTATCACAGATCGTCAGGAAGCCGCCGCGTTCATATGCCGAGTAAGGTATACGGTCAGACGCTTCACGCGCTTCCAGCCCTGTTCTCGTGGTCCAGTACCACGACTTCAGAGACAGCCGGTCCTCATCATCACGCCAGCAAGCGGAAAGCGCCGTCAAATCGTTCTTCTGGGAAAGATCGAGAGACAGATAGCAGGGAATACCCTTCAAATCGTCTTCAATAACCTCGCCTTGCACGGCTCGCCATGCGCTCTCATCTTCCAGCCAGAAGCCGGAAGAACCGACCGGGATGCCGAAAAACAGGCGTTCCGTTGCCAAACGCTCGGAAGCGATGTGCTTGGCCGTCTCAACACGCTTGCGCACATTCTCAGCCGGATATGTCACCCCCAGAGCAGGGAGCGCCTTGATCCAGCAGTTTTCATCCTCGAATGGACGATCTTCCTTGTCCACGCGAGCGATATAGGCGAAGGCGCTATCATCTTCGATGACGCCTTCAACCACGCGCTGATAGAATTCCGACAGATCGGTCGCCACCGCCTGATCTGCTGCCGGGGTATTCGTTCCCAGTATCATCAACGGATCCCCTGCCATTTTGTCGATGGCAGCTTTCCATAGATCAATCGCCTTGCTGGTGCGCATTTCGTGCACTTCATCAGCAAAAACAGCAATTGGTTTCGGCCCCGAAATACTGTCAGCCGAGGCAACCGGCAGGAATTTCGATTGCGTTGCCGGATGCTCGATCTTCCAAGCATTATCGCCCGTGCCGCGAATGACGACATCACCACGGCTTTCAAGCGTTTCCCCATCGCGCTCCGGTATTTCAGAGCGGCAAAGAGCAACAGCGTCAGCAAAAAGCACCTTCGCCTGATCGCGGTCGTTGGCGATGGCGTAGGCTTCCGCGCGCTTGATCCCGCAATATCCGATCAGGTAAAGCCCAATGGCTCCCATAAGCGGAGATTTCGCCTGCCCCTTCCCTGTTTCGATCCAGGCATGGCGAAACCGGCGTCGGCCCTGCGCATCGCGCCAGCCAAAGAGCGAACCGACGACGAAAACCATCCAGTCAAGCAGGTGAAACGGCTCGCCTTCTTTAGCGCCTGCCGTAACCGTGAACATGGCCGGGAAGAACCGAAACGCCCGCTCGGCCTGCTCGATATCGAAATAAAGCCCTCTCTCGTGTCCTGTTTCCAGATCATTCAGGTGGCGCTGGCACGCGGCCCGAACAAACCTGCCCGCAACAATCTCGCCGGAAACAACCTTACTGGCGTAATCCGTGGTTCTGTCCAAGGAACTCGTCGCTTGGCGCTTGCCCGCTTTTGGGCTTTGGGCTGGTTTCTTTTGCTGCTGCTTCACCGAACATCGCCTTTTCCAGCTTAAGGAGCCGGTCATTCAGCTTCTCACAGGCCGACCAGACGAAATTGAACACATCCCCACCGTTCGGACCCTTCTTAACCGGGCCTTCCTCAGCAGCTATCGGATAAAGTTCTTCAAACTCGACACGCGAGCGGACATACCGGTCAGCCCGCGCCAGATTGGCAGCATTGACCGAACTGTTCTCCTGAAGCGCTGCCGTGACCTCTTTCCAGATGAGAATTGCAAGCTCTGCCCGCTCATCATTTCCTCGGAAAATGGCCCGATACCTGGGCTGAACAATCTTCACCATGACGCGATTAACCCGTACCCTTGTCTCAGGTCAGCTTTGAGTGAAAATGAAGGGGGGACGCGGGTCTCGAACCAAGACGGGGGTCGTTAAAAAACACCGGGGGCCATCCCATTGATTTCATTTGATATTCCACGGATGCCCCGGATCAATCGGCCTTCCGTCTTCATCGTGACCGCTGATATACCCTCTGTGAGTTGATCTCTGTGCCTGTTGGTCATGACACTGTTTGCAGACTGACATCAGGTTCTGCTCATCAAGGAACAATTCCATATCGCCCTTATGATCCTGCTTATGGTGGACCACTGGTGCATTGTGTGCACTGCCCTTGCCGATCAGATGCTTTCCACATCCGGGCCACTGGCAAGTCCAGTTATCCCTATCCAGTACCTTGCTTCTTAACCTCGACCATTGAGGGAGATTGTATAGCGCTCGGTACCCAGGTCTGTGTGCTCTACGCCTGTCAGACATTCATGCCCTCTTGTTTCGGCGTGAGGCTCACGGTTGTATTCCTGATTGTAAACGGGAGGCGCATTAATGTTTGAAGATCAGAAGATCGGGGTTCCTTGCCCTGAATGCGGACACAAGACACAGAAGACTATCGGTTGGCTTAAAACACACGACAAGCTCACCTGTGCTGGATGTGGTTCTAACGTCGTCATCGATAGCGAAAAGCTGTTCTCCGGAATTAAGGAGGCCGAGAAGACCGTCGCGAAATTCAGGAAGTCTATCCGCAGCATCGGAAAGAGACGATAGCATTGCTGACAGGCTGCTAATGTCAGAGGATATCTTTAGCTCACAAGTTGCCATCGGCGTTCTCCTTGGCGTCAGGCGACAATCCGCATCACGGATGATCCATCACCGGTGCTCTCAATGACAAGCTTGCCTTTATGGCTGGAAAGCTGATCAAAGCGCAGCGTACCGATCCGCAATTCACCGTCCTTGTGGACGAAAGGATAAACTGCCTCCGGCCCACTCTCACCGGTTACGATGTTCTTGACATTCTCCGGCCTTGGCAGCGCCATTGAAGGAACGGCAGCAGCTACGGGCGCAAGGCCAAGCATTCGCAGGAATGTACGTCGTTTCATGATCTGATTTCCCGTGTACATTTATTGTTTTCCGTACACTTTAATTCTTGTCTATCGACTATTTTTCGTGTACATAAATTCGTATGAAGATCGTATGGGACGAACCAAAACGCGAGGCCAATCTTGCCAAGCATGGCTTGGATTTTGCATCGCTGACTCTTGGGTTTTTCGAGAACTCCAAAGTGCTGCCAGCGAAGAATAACCGGCTTCAAGCTATCGGTCGCCTCGAAGACGGAACAATCGTCGTGATCTTCGTAACCCTCGGCACAGAGGCGCTTTCTGTGATTTCAATGCGCCCTGCCCGAAAGGACGAAAGGAGCCTGATCTGATGGCTATTAAATTTAGACCAAAACACGCGAATGAACGCGGCTATACCAAGCCGGATTGGGATGCTGTATCTGACAATCCAACCGTTACAAAAGCGGACATGGCAAAGGCAAAGCCTTTCAAAGAAGCGCTCCCCGAACTTTATGAAAGCATCCAGCGCTCTAGAGGACGCCCGAAAGTCGACAATCCGAAAGAAGCCGTAACCCTGCGCCTTGACCCTGAGGTCGTCGCGAAGTTTAAAGCCAAGGGCAAAAACTGGCGATCAAACATGAATGATGCCCTGCGTAAATCTGTTGGACTATAATTCTTGCCGGTCTTGCCCACTTACGCCGCATTATGAGGGTGACTTGCCCCGGAGCGGACGGCGGGGCTGCCTTAGTTGCTTTTGTCCTAATTAAAGCGCACAGTGATTATCACGGCAGCATTTGAAACGGGCGCTGTCGTTTAGGGATAAAACCCAAGCCCCAACGTGGAGGAGGACTGCTATGTCTTCCTATTTTAATCGAGCTTATTATGAGCCTGTGTATTCTCGCGTTCTGAGAGAAGCGCTTAGACGTTCAGGATACATCATTGATAACAGTCCTCAAAGAAGAGCATCTGATTTGGCGACGGCAAAACTCTTGCTTGATGATTTCTTGACAATACGACGCATCAGAAACCGAGAAAATAAATCTGATGAGTAGATATAATAGATTTCTCATCCAGACTTTTTTCTTTATCGCCTTTATGGTTCTATTTTATCTAATATTTCAGGGACACGTTTTGTCCGCAACGGAGGCGACCGATGTCTTCTACTTTTCTAAACCCAGTTAATATAACCATGATTTCGCGCCTGCTAAGGGACGCTCGGCTACCAGGCGACTCTCAGGATCTACGCACTGAAGCCGCACGCTATCTTACGCGCCGACTTCAAGAAGGCACTTACGACGAAGACCGTCTACGGATTGCATTAGACCAGTTCATCAAGAAGCATAAAGCAATGGATAATGCTGTCGATCGATGGGACGATGAAGGCGGCGCATCCTAAACATAAAGATGCATTTTTAACTCCTGTACTGCCAACGTAAAAAGCCGCCACCCGAAGGCGACGACTGAATTGTGGGATTTCCCCAATAATTGCGCGTGACTATAAGCAACTGATATTTAATATCAATTATGCTGTCGTCGACGACAATCCGTCAATTGGCGCGCAACCATTTTACCGGCGTCGGCAATATGGTTAGAACGGTGCCGGGCTACCCTCCCGGCTTGGCCGCTGGCACTGGTTGCGTATCCAGCACTACATAAACTTGGGGCGCAGCGGCTTCCCCTGTTATTCCGTTGAGGACTGGCCCCAAAAGAAAACCGCCCAGATTTCACCGGGCGGTCAACTTTAGACTGGAGTTGTCCTAAATTAGAACTTGTAGGCGACACCAAGACGAACGTCATGTGTCTTGAATTTATTTTCAAGGCCAGCATTGACGCCGAAATCGATATCCTTCTTGCCGAAGTCTGTATAGCGATATTCAAGGCGCATGATTACATTATCAGTCGCTGCATAATCAAAGCCACCACCGACAGTCCAACCAGTGCGAGTCTTGCTTTGCGATGCGCTCAGTGTGTCAACGCCATCTGTGATGTAGCCAGAGGTTTTAATGTCACCAAAGGCAACACCACCTGCGACGTATGGCAAGAAACGGTCGGCGGCAACACCAAGACGAGCACGAATTGCACCTGACCAACGCAACTTGCTTTCTACACCAGCTTCAAGGAAGCCATCCGACGCAGAAGCACTATCTTTCAGGTTGTTGTAGGTGATGTCACCGTCAACACCCAGCACTACGTTACTGCCAGTGTCAAAGTTGTAACCGGCATAAAATCCGCCAAGGAAACCATCTGGCTTAACACGCCCAAGGTCCTCAAACTCCGACTTACCCCAACCGTATCCAACCTGACCACCGAAATAGCCACCAGTCCAAGTGAATACAGGAGCAACAACGACAGGCGCTGGCTCTTCATACTGAATGGCATCCGCAGCCTGTGCACCATAAACGCCAGCCAAGACAACGGTTGATGCAAGAAGAACTGACTTGATATTCATCTAAAATCTCCCCGCTCTTCAAGAGAGCCCTAATTAATCACTTTCATAAAGATAGCGCTCTCGGCGAAAAAGTCTGTAGCAAACCGGCAACACAACCATACATTGGCGGAAAAGAGCCCTTGCCACAATCTTTTGGTTAACAAAGCCTTCAAAAGGCGGCCCTAAAGCCGCCTCTTTCATGCCGCCTTCGACTTGTCGGAATACCGTTTGCGTCGGCGTTTATTTCTCAAGTCAGACATGTCGACGTAAATCAGCTTTTCATCGAACCTTTGAAGCGCCTTGTTGCGGTCTCGGACAACCCATCCCTCGGTTGTGAAGGTGTTGTATTCCTTTGACGCGCTGGCGTCCATCTTATCCCGAATATCCACGATTTCAGGGGAAAGTCGCAAGGTGCAATTTCGAGTGTTTTCGTTAGGCTGCGTGCCATTGCTGGATAGTTTGGCTGAAATTTCGGAAATCGCCGTCTCTGCACAAACTTTTCCATAATTGCGGTGAACACCTTCAACCGTGGTGCACCACTTGGAAAACGATATCCGCTTGCGTGTAAAATCACCGTTGGCATCCACGCTCGACACGTTCAACGCCTTGGCTTGAGCCATTGCATAAGCCCAGAGACAACGGCGGTTCCGCTCACGGCTGACAAGGCGGATCAGATCGTTGGCTTTCTCCCAGATCGAAACATCCTCGGATTGCAGACCTGTCGACAATCCCGCCCAGAAGCGCTCTCCCTCTTCGTCAAGACGACCACGATCATCAAATTCAAGCTGGTCGCCTGCTGCCTTTTTTATCCGCTTTCTTTCCCAAACACTCTTTCCGGGGATTGGTATGCCGTTGATATAATCAGCAGGTATCCACCCACCCTTTTCAAGCTGGGTATGGAAATACGGTAACGACTGCGCTTTCAACCGTGCTGGCCTTCCCGTGTCGGGCAACCGGCTATCGACAACGGCGGCATGAATAAAAAGCTCTTTCACTTCCTGTTCGTTCATACTGCAATCCTCCGATCATCAAGCAAATCAGGCTGCTGGCGCATTTTTCCAAAGTGCCGAAGCATCCTTTCAAATAACATACCCACGAGTGCAGGTCGCTTGGAAACGAGCCCATCAAGGTCATGACACCAGTCGGCTAGGACACCCAGCGGCGTACCATCCCAAAACGTGAACCATGCCTCTAAATCGTTCTCCATAATGCCGGGATAATTACGCTTGGCGGTGCGCACCATGTCACTGACGGCCCAGAGTGTGGTTTCATCAATGAAATTACGATTGTTATGGCTTTCCGCCAAAGTCATGACCACAAAATCGGCGTGATCCTCACCGTATTTCTTAATCAGACGGTCGAGGGTGCCAATTGCTCTGGTCTCGCCAATGCCTGGAACCGCGTTCGGCACCACAACGCGAATACCGTGGCACGCGAAGCACTCCCATGCCTGCGGGTATGTGTTTGCGAGTTGAGCCAGACGCGGATCGTCCATAGGTCACACCACGTATTGCAACTGTTGTTCGATGGCTGACTGAACAGACTCACCACGGGCGATTTCCATGCCCATCGTTGCCAGTTCGTCGGCGCGCTCGTTGCCGGTGATACCTGCATGGCCTTTCACCCAACCGATGGTGATATGAGCTTGTCCGTCAAGCGAGGCGTCGATTTGCTGCCATAAATCGGCATTGGCAAGTTCCTTCTCCTTGCCTCGGCTCCATCCCTTTTTCTTCCAGCCGTGCCGCCAGTCATTGCAGCCGTTGACGACATACTGGCTGTCACAGAGGATATGCACCGGTTCGGCTTGCCCTGACGCCCAGCGGATAGCCATAAGCATGCCGGTCAGCTCCATGATGTTGTTCGTGCTGTCCAGCATGCCGCCACAGTCGGAATGCACTTCCACGCCGTCGCGGTACACGGCAAAGCCCCATCCGCCATCACCGGGATTAGGCTCGCATCCACCATCCGAGAACAGGACAAGGCCAGCAGTCGGGATCAATGGGGCGGCAGCGACCCTTTGATTCTTCTTGCCGCTCTTTCTGCCAGATTTGACCGCCTGACGCGGTTTAGCACTCGGAACGATACTTTGCGCATTCTCCGGCAAATTCTCCTGTATGAGCTTTAAAATCGGAAAACACGGTTCGCCCTTGTTCGGGAACTTGAAGCGAGTACCGGCAAGCTGCTGCGCCATGAATGCCGCTTGTCGATCGGTCTTGATGCTGGAAGGTGAAAGGCCGTTCTTCTGGAGCCAGTTGCGCAGCGGGAAAAGGCTATCGGGCCACTGATAGGTCATGCCGATACTCCCAATTCCCTAAGCAGGCACATGACAAACGGTCTCAACGACGATGCCTCATGAATTTCGACTTCATATTCGCCATCCTCGCTGGGAGTGACTTCTGTCACAGCCTCGCAACGCAAAGCATAATCGATAGCGTTTATGATCTTGTTTTCTGAAATGACCGCCATGCGGCAATCCTCCACCTTCGCCGTTTGCAGGAGCGGAAGGGCGGCGCTTAGCGCGAGCCGCATCTGTACTGCCGGTACATATGGGGTGCATGTTGGTGGCCATGTCGACAGTGCTGCCTGTACGGCTTCATCTGGAATAATCATAACAGCCGTCCTTTCGCTTCCTCGGCATCGGCAAAAGCCCGATAATCTTGGGCAATGGCTTCCATAACTTCGATCTGTCGATCAGCAAATGCTTGCGTCATCCTGCCTTCGGCTACCCACCGGCCATAGACGCGGCGGCGTTGCTTGACTTCGCGCTCAGCGCAACTTGCTTTTTCTCGGCTGGTGATCATGCCGCCTTCCTCCGCTTTCTGCATCGCTGGAACCATACCGACGACAGACCTTTCCATGTCGGACAGTTATGCGTGGCCGCAAAGCGCTTGGCCTCGCTCTCCGCGCTTCCGTACGTATCGATGATGGTCTGTGTCAGGTCATCCCCGGCGATGGTGCCTTGATACTCTGGATCGGTCATAAGGCTTTCCACGGCCTTGATGTGGTTTGAGGAAATCGGATTCAGATCGGCCATGGCGAGGATTTCCAGATACTGCCGTGCTCGCATGGCACCACGGCGGCCAATCAGGCCATGCAGGGCAGCAATCGCCACACAGTCGCGGGGCTTGAACTTTCCGCCGGGGTTCTTCGGGATTCTGATCCCTGCACGTTGCGTCACCTGGTAGATCGTCAGTGCATCCTCGCCACCGGCAACCAGTTCGGCAAAGAACAGTTCAAGCGGGCTGACGTTCTTCCGGTTCTTGTTGATGTCAACGAAGATCGTCGCTTCGGACTGGATGTCGTCGGCCTTCACGATAATCGCCGGAACGACCGAGACATGCGGATGACGCTTGGCCGCTTCGAGACGATGCTGACCATCAGAGACGTGATAGACGCCATCATCTTGCGGAACGACCACAATGGCACCGAACGACCGCCACGAGAATTCCCGCAGTATCTTGTCGACGCGGTTCTGATCGAGCGGGCGCTGATAGTTCGGATCGGCCTTGATCGAGGCCTTGTCCACCCAATCCAGAACCGGAACCTCGCCGGGGTCTTTGATTTCGATTTTGGTCATGACGCTGTCCCTTTTTGCGCTCGCCAAGCATTCAATCCTTGCAACCGCAATATCGCGGTGTTGAGCGCGTCGATCACGTGCTCAAGATTGGTGCTGGCGTTGTGGCGGGTGCTGATAAAATTTGGCATAGACAACCACGGATGAGGACCTGCAGCGATATTCGCCACGGCTGCCATGCTGGCCGTCACCCACGCGAAAGCTTCTTTCTCCCGTTCGGACAGCAGATCGGCAGTGATGTGACGCTCGTAGACCGCCGACATGCCCGACGCGGCGTAATAGCGGCCAAGCCATCGAGCGTACTGCTCTAGGACCATTCTCAGGCTTCTCGCCCTCGCAGTTCTGATATGCGCCTTTTCAGCGTCGGACTTGAGGTATTCCAAATGATCCACAAGGCTATCGATGATCTGAGCAGTGGCGTGTTTATCAGCCCACCCCGATATTTCTATGATTTTCGCCGCACTCATGACGCACCCCCGAAGATGTGCGGCAACAGCCCGTGTATCTGCTGGAGAGCATATTCCCGTTCCTTTTTCGCAAACGGCCCTATCAGGCGATACATTTCCGTATCGATGCGGTTGTCGGCATCTATTCCAATCCCAATGAGCTTGGCGGCCAACATGGCGGCATCTTCATCGCTATCAAATGCGGCGATCACTGCTGCGCGCCTATCGCGGGAGAATGGCCCTCCCTCTTTGTGGATCGATGCTTCGTACGTGTTCGGCATGACTTTACAGACACGGCGGATGGTTAGAACGCGGTCAGCAGCCCAATCCCAGCCTGCGCCCTTATGCTTCAAACCTTCGGCGTTCTGCGCCAGCGTCTTCGTGTCGTTGAAATACTCATCGCGGAAAGCAACAACCCACTGCCCTGCTTTGATGTCGACGTAACCGGATTTGGAAATAGTCATGACAGTTTCTCCCTCACATCCACAAGAGCAGTAATGAGGGCATCAAGGTTGTCGCGACCAACAACTGTTATTGTGCTTTCCTCAAGATCAAACCATGATTGAGCAAAGTGAATGCGGTTGTCCTTCTGGTTTAGTGCGAGAGATATGTATCCTTGATGCGGAACAATAACCTCGCCGGACGATAAATTTCCGACTTGGTCTGTAGTATCGGATTCACTTTCTGTTGTTGGATGAGGCAGTTCTTCCAATCCTGAAAGATAGTTCACAGTGCAGCCCAAAACCGAAGCGAGGCTTTGCAGAGTCGAGAATTTAGGGCTTTTGACACGGCCTTTGACAATATCCGTAACAGCTGAGCGGCCTAGATTTGCCCGCAGGGAAAGTCTTGACTGACTTATTCCGCAAGCTTCCATGCGCTCTAACAAGCGGCTGGCAACAATGTCTTTAAGGTGAATTGCTTCCTTAACATCGGTTTTCATGCTGGTGCTCCGTATTTCTGCGCCAGTCTTTTCCACCATGCGCCTTGTTTTTCAGAGAGTTTAAATGGTCGGCTTCGTTTCGCCTTCACCTCCAAGCCAAGCGAAAATTCACGCTCTTTGACGGAGCTTGCAGGATCGGACAGAATTATCGGGACTATTCGAAGAACGTCGGATTTAGCGATATCCGTTACCGTACGCGGTTGACGCACATGCTTGCGGGGTTCAACGGGATTTTCTGGTTCAATAGCGTGGTCTGACCGATGTTGTTCGGTCCATGCCCATGCGTCCGCAGATGATGGAAATGGTCCGGCCAGACGCCAATTGCCGTTGTCAGCAACATAAAACGATCCATCGCGGTGCGCTTTGACGATCATACTGCACCCCCAGAAGGACCGCAGAGATTTTCGCGGCGATTGAGTTCATTGCACACAGCCGTCATGAAATCCTCGACCATGCTATCTTGCTGATCAGCCGGGATACCCAGACGATCCAACTGATAGAAAAGGCCACCCGTCACCTGCCTGAGATAATGCTCAGTCTGACGGTCGGTTTTTTCTGATAGTCTTTCGGCTATTTCACGGATGCGCCCTATCCTTCTCGCCAAAGGGAACGGGATAATCTCTGCGGGCGGGCGAAATTCGGTAAGGTCAAACTGTTTCATTTTACCTTCTCCCCTTTGCATGAGAGTAGCTATTCCCCTCACGCGTAGACTCTAAGTCTTCTTTCCTCTCAAAGCCTCTTTCAGTATCGTTGTAGTTTTGAGATGTAGTATAAGCAGGACTACGCCAGTCCTGTTCTGACAGGACTACGCCAGTCCGGTTATTGAGGACTACGCCAGTCCGGTTATTGTCTCTGGATTTTCTAAGATGAAGAGGCTCTTCCTTGCATCTTTTTGCGTGCCCCTCGAAGATTTCAAAAGCCCAGAACATTTTTAGGCGATAGACGGTCCCTCGCCTATTCCGGTTTTTGTCCATTTTCCCGTTCAGGCTTTCGAGAATGTCAGGCTGAAGGTCAGCAATCCGGCGCTTGTCAAGAGCGCCTGATGCCGCCAGACGCTTTACCGATGATCTGACTTGGCGCACATCAGCGAGGTCAGCATACTGGGCAATTGTCTGCTGAGTGGCCCACATCAGATTTGTTGCCAAATCGGCTTTCTGCATCAGCGCATTAGCAACCCGCAAATCTCTCGGGTGGTTTTTATGCATGGGACAATATCCGACTGCGATTATCCAGTCGTACTTATTCAGATCGACCAACTGCTTTTCCCAAGGCAGTGTCGACTTACGTGGCTCACTCATTCTACCCCCACATCAATTGCAGGGAACAGATCAGGGCGAAGCCGGTGGCGAGGTATAGCGCCATTGGTCGCCCGCTCTATGCCAAGGGCCAACTCTGCTGAGCATCGGCCATTGCGCTTTGCATACCAGATCGCATTTTGAGAAAAGCCAGCAAGTTTACCAAGCTTCGCTTCTGATCCGGATAAGGTGATCGCCGCTTCTATAAGCGACGTGATAATTTTTGGATTAGTGATTTTTTTCATGGCGCACTCAACCTACTCAATGTTGTGTTAACTGTAAAGAGCATTTGTGTTTTACATGAGTTGAGTTATGCCGCATTAATTGCAGCTATGAGCAACAAAGATAAACATCCGCCAGTTTTGGACCGCCTCGCTCGATCACGCGGCGAGGAAATACGTCTTGCCCGAGAGGAATTAGGTTGGTCGCAGGCCGACTTAGCTGAGAGAGCAGGGACAACCCAGCAAACAGTTGACAGAGTTGAGCGCGGGGTCACTGCCCATTCAAGGGCTTATCCCAACATACGAGCAGCAGTTGGCCTTACCCCCGTGCCGGGGATCGAAGGATCGATCTACACTCGCATCGAGGGTGAGAAAGACAAGCGAGACCTTCGAAGTCGCCACCAGAAGATTAGCCTACTTGGTGCGAAGTCGGCAGCGCTTGCTGAGAATGTAATTCCAGTGATGTCTGGGACGAATATGATTGACGTGATACCAAAGGGGTATCCGGTTACATTTGCCGAAAACTCCTTTGCGGCGCTTATTCCAGATGATCTGATGTCGCCAGTATTCCGAGCCGGAGATATAGTCGTTATTAACCCACACTTGCCAATCCAGTCCAATACAGAAATCATGGCGGCAAAGATGGACGAAGACGGTACGGTTGTTACCGTTTTTCGCACATTGATACACGAAACCAAAGATTCCTATCTCGTGAAAAGCCTAAACCCAGAAAAAGAGGAAGAGCTTCTCAAGAGTGAGTTTACGGAAGCTCGACAGATCGTTGCAAAATACAATCGCTATCGTTAACTCGTTTTATGTGTTGACTTCTAACACAGTGATGCGTTAACCATACCTCCAACGGGCAATTTGGCCCGCTGGAGAACGATATGCAGAACATTACCAAAATTGCAGATCACAAGGCCTCAATCATCGAGAGGGAACTCGAAGCCAAGATTGATAAGGCCGTCGCTCATTTGGTCGAGCAGGGCAAAGACCCCACTAAGCTGACAGATTATGATCTCACCGCCATCGCCACGTCGATTGAGTTGACGGATGACGAGTTGAAGCACTGCGGCAAAACCCACCTTGAGAATATGGCGGGCATCTTTCTTGGCATGAAGATGGTCGAGATCATCAACCAGAACATGAAAATCCTGCCGGACGAATTGCGTAGCTGCATGCTGGCGTATTTCGAAGCTGTCGACAGCGGCGAACTTGAGAAGTTTACGGCAGGAGGCGCCGTATGAATGCGCCTGTCACCCTCACGTACAACTCGCAGCCGATTAGTCTGAAAGCAGAAAAGCTTTCGCTGACGGATATGTGGAAGGCGGCAGGAAGTGATCCACAAAAGGCCCCAGCAAAATGGCGCGATCTTCCGTCAGCAAAGGCCTTTATAGAACATGTAGAGTTCACTATCGGAAAATCCGACACTGAGCTTGTTCGGACGGTGATCGGCGGGCGTAAGCCGGGGACATGGGCGCACTGGCAGATTGGCATGGCCTATGCGAAATACCTCGATCACGATTTTCATATGTGGTGCAATACTCAGGTGCGTTCCATCATGGAGGAAAAGCAAGCTGGCGTATCGACCGGGCTCACTGAGCAAGATCGGAGCGTTTTCGGCGGCATGATCAAGAGCGGCACCGGCGTAGTGATCAGAGAAGCAATTGCGCCGATTGAAGACGCGTTGCAGCAAGCTTTGCACCGCATTGCTCACCTCGAAGATAAGATTTCTTCACCAAGCACATGCACTGCGCATGATTTGTGGAGCAGTTACGGTCTTCGGCCCATTAAAGGCGGCACTCTATGGCTGGGAAATCGCCTCGCATCCCTTGGCTGCCTTCCAGAATACGGTGGGCGTGAGTTTATTGATGGGAAATGGCGTCGGCGCTTTGATGCCGGACGCGCCCATAATCAAATGAAAAATGGTCTTCTACTTCTCGCCCGTCAGCACGTCGCTGAACGGATGGGACAAGGAAAGCTCGGTCTATGAAATCTGAAATCCAGAAAGCAAACGGCCCGGCAGAGGTTGCAGCCTCAACGCCGAGCCAAGTTCCATCCAAACCGAAAGGATTAAAGAACATGGGCAGCAATACCACAACTGCGCTGTGTGGCGCAACATACTTGACGGAAACTGAAAATCCATGGGTGAAGTCCCGCCGTCTTGCGAGAGAACTTGCAGATACAATGTCCAATATGGACGAGGTTGACCGTCCAGCCTATGCGATGGTGTTTCCCGACAATAGCCGCGGTTATCGGTACGGCTTCGCGTCAAGCGGCGTGAGTGACATGGCCAAGATGAAACTGCCGGTCGATCAAGTGAACGACTTGTCGCAAGAACTGGCAGACGTTCTGGACGAATATGCTGACGGTCAATTTATGGCTGTGGTTTTACCGAGAAGCCGTAGCATGGGCTGGCCTGTCATGTTCGGCAGTATCAAGGCGCAGCAGGAGTTGATTTCCGAAAAGGCGAAGGAAGCAACACTTGTCGACGAAGGCAAGAAAGATCCGCTGGTGGCTGCCATTAAGGCCTATCTGGCTGGCCTAGATGATTTCAATGCAAATGCTCCGTTGGATAACAATGGTGCAAATGCTTACGCGGAGAAATCATATCTTCCACCGATGCGGGTTCTCAACGAATGGGATCAGCCAGCAACGTCGCTTCAAGGGTCAATTCTCGCATTGCAGATCGCAAATCGTGACAGTGGCGGCGTTTACGGCTGTGAGGCAGCGGAACGCATGGTGAATGCCGCCCTCGGTTATCTGCAAAACTTGAACGGGAGGCCAGAAGCATGACCGCGCCAGCAATCATTCACCAGCCTGAGCTTCGCGCTCTTATGATGTTCGACAACGTGCCGGATGGCTGCACCACATTTCTATGTTCGAATGAAAGCAGTCTGCCCCATGTGCGCCCCGGTGAATTCGTCATCGTTGACAAGACGGATAGAGAACCCATCGCCGGTGAGCTTTATGTCATCAGTTTCGGCCCGCGCCTCGATCAGCATCATATCTGTATGGTGCGCCGCAGGAGCGGCATTCAATGGAGCCGGAAAGACTTGCCACAAGACGGCTGGCAAGTGGGAGCCGTGCGTAACGATGAAATGCAAGCGTTCCGCCAAGAGCTGAAGCGCAAGGGACTACCCCACGCCGCGTTCGTTGCTGCGATTTTCCGTGCTCAAGCGCTGACAGGTTCGTGGAGTGAAGGGCCATATGCCAGCGAGGGCGATAGCTTCGATCACCTATGCGAATGTCTCGTTGGCAAGGTTATCGGTATCTATCAGCCATCCGATGAAGGAGCGGCACAATGAGGCTTATCCTGATCCTCCGCATTCGCATCTGGCAGAAAATCAGCCTCAAGTGCGCGAAACGCGCCGACCGGCTCTGGAGTGATTATGGCCGGAGGTTTGAAAATGAACAGTACTGA